TCCTTCCCCCCCGCGCCGTAGCCGGGGATGTATAAACAGGTCGGTAGCGCGTTGTACTTCCTGCGAAACTTTAGCTGAGCCTCTGCCAGAGGGCCTCTAAGACGGTTCTTACTGTTCTTATTGGTCCAAAAGCTTGGGTCGTATAGTCTCGCATTGTACTTAAGCGCTGCCTTGACGCGGTTTTCCTGTGTCTTTAAGTAGAGGTCCTCGAGCCGGATGCTTTGATCGAAGAGAAGATTCACACAGTTTATGTGCGTCACTCTCTCGAACATCTCGGTTCCTTTTGACTTCTGCTCAGTTAAGATAGACTCAGGCATGTTGGCTTCTGCCAACTTCCATATGTGCCATGGGACTCCCTGCCCAAGCCGTCTCGGCTTGTGCTCCTTCCAGCCGGCAAGAATCTGAGCTGCGCAACGCAGATCGATCTTGCTGGCCTCGCCCCACGGGCCTGATGGAAGTTCGAGTCCCCCCAGCCACATCGGAATGTACCAAGGTACACCGCATTCCTTAAGCAAATCCCTGTTCTCATTGATGAATCTCTTCATGAGAGGCTCGTGCATTTCCGGGTCTGACGCCGAGAGCAACTCCTTTGCTCGTGCCCCCAAATTATTCAACGTATCCTGGTCATTAGGTCTTGAGGCTTTGCCTCCCTTAACTGAACCACGGAACAACGCTGAGTTAACGTAGGGTACAGCATGGAATCTCGTCACTCTCAGATTCACCCTTGCACCTCCTTTCATCTCACCATCTCTGATATCCCAGTATTCACTGGCTGCCACTTCTGTTAGAACCTTAGCCGTACCGTAGCGGAATGCCCTCGAATTTATTTCGAGAAACTCACGCGCACGGTAGGATTTTCCTACAGACTCCTCAAGTCCTATCGAGGAGGTCACCGCAGCCCAGTTTTGATATGTCATATTCGTGCCCTTGAACACGCAATCGTCGCCATTGATGAGCAGTGGACAGTCCTTCAATTTTCTCTTCTGAGGAATTGTTAGAGTGCTTTCTATAGCCCATCTACACATGGCGGCATTGATTATACATAGTACTGGAAAAGATGTGATTGAACCCATTAGCTGACCTCGTCTCTGATGATGATATCGACCCGTCTCCTTATCCACAATAATACTCCCTATTAGATCGTCTACGAATAGTTCGGTCTCTTCGGTTGTAAGTCCTATGTGCTCTCCAATCCTTCTTGCGACACGCTCTGATGTCCACGAGTGAAGTCTGTTGGTTGCATCTATGTAGTCCCCCGAGGTGAACATCTGTTCATCCGTAAGGTTATTACCTAGTGCATCCGTTATGATCTCCTCTGACACAGTATTATGCGTTAGCACAAACGTCGGATGGTTTTTAAGCACACGGGCCATGAGTTTTTGTATTGGTCTAAGGGCTGTTTTCTTGTACGCACCACCTTTCGTGATTACCCTGCACTTCAGTGCTTCGGCAAGTCCGATTGGAATTACGTCTCTGCTTTCCCCGAATGCTTTAAGAAGTATTCTATCGTATAGCAGTGACATGTGCGCCTCTAGCGTAGAGGCATTACAAGACAGCATTCCTCGCCAATTTGGATCGAACCTCAAGGGTTCCGGGTCTCTTTCTGTCGTCAGTGTCATCTCGGCGGCCATCATGGCCTCTTGAGTGAGACATTCAGCATATTTGGTTCTTATAAGAGCTTCATCACTTGCCGGATCTTCATCCGGTTTTACATCTCTTGACAATAACGTCATAATTCTCCCCTTTAATAGACCCCCTTCCTTTTTCAATCCACTCCATAACTCTTTATCATTCATCAAGGTACCAAGTGT